GGGCATAAGTTAGGGGATGCTCAAACTTAGTATCACAAAACAACCCCAAAACTTCGCTTTTATCAAACTTTTGCAAAGCAAGTTTTACACACGCTTGACTGTCTTTGCCGCCGCTAATTGGAACTACACATTTAATCATTTTAATTCTTCCCAAAAAACTTGTTTTTGCTTCTATCGTAAATAATGCGAATATTCGGGAATCCTATTTTTTCATCAAGCTGAACACCATACACTTTTAACACTTCTAGCGCGTAGTTGATTGTCGGTATATGCGTCCGATTCTCCGCTTCGACTTGTAGCCAATCTTCTGCCGCTGTTGCTGTTCTATGACGACAAACGCGCTCTAAATCGCTGATAGCTTGCCAGATTGCATAGTCACGTCCTACGCTCGAATCTATGCGCTCGTACTCCTCACTCATGATAGCAAGCTGTTTTTGCAGCTCGGCCACTTCGCGGTGCTTAATGTTTAAGTCTCTCTTAAGTGCGCTTAATTGCTCACCCTCGTTTTGCTGTGTTGTTTTAAGCCAAACATGAAAACCAAACTCTAAAATGGCAGGTGTTTTGCGGAGTGTAATATCGCGTATAGACTCCAAAAACTCAGCATAACGTGGGTGCATTTGCACTGGCAAGTTATTCATTGCTCTAGCTCCCTCACCCAAGAATCAACAATTTTTAACGCATAAGCTAAACGCTCCTCGCCCCCGTGAATCAGATTGCTGATAAAATCAAACAATCGTTTGTCAAATTCATGGTCTTTGTAATAATCGTACAATCTCGTATAAACCACGTCTAAGTCATACGAATAATCAGGCACGTTATTGCCTCTCTGTAAGCGTTTTATTTCTCGGTTGATATACCACTCACATTTTTGCAAATCCTCGCGTGTACACCCCTTATCGTTCGCCCTCCATGCGTATTTAATAGCATTCGCCCTATTGCACATCAAATGCTCGGTTATCTCAATACATTCAACGCCGCTCGGGTGGCTTTTGTAGTGTTTTGGGTTGATTGCGTCATTCATTTGTTAAACTCCTTAATTTTTTTACCAAGCCATTGGGCATCACAATTTAATTGTTTTGCGGTATCTTTTAACGTCATGCCACTGTTTTTAAGCTCAATCGCTTTTAAAATTAGCTCTTTTGTAATTCTTGTAAATTTACGATTACCAATAGCCACCGCCTCATCATAACTACACTGTAAACTCTCCATGCGTTTATGTATCGTCATGTTGTGCAAACCTAACGTAATAGACTTTTGCAAATTAGAATTATAGTCTTTTTCACCTTTGTAAAAAGACGCGCGTTTACCTCTCCAATTGATATTGTGTTGCTGTATAAAATGGTAAAGGCTTCCAACTGGCACACCTAAAACATACGCGCTACTTGAAATGCTTAATCCTTCTTCTTCAATTTTTAAGACATTTTCCATTGTAATCTTATTGTGTCTTTTTCGTAGCAGTGGTGTATTCTCAGCTTCTTCAGGGGTCATTCCGCGTTTTATACGCGATAATATTGTTGCTTTTTTTAAGTCTAGCTTTGTAGTCATTTTTGCACCTTCATTCAAGGCATTCGTAAAAGATTGTGGCAGCGAGTGAATGACTCTCGTTTTCGTCCCGTCAGACTAGCCACAAATTCGTTGTGATTCTTAACCCGTTTATAGCCCAGTGAGTCAACCTGGTTGATAGGCGTACTTAATTAGCCTCGCTGAACCAATTATAACAATGTTTATTTGTTAAGTTAGGCCAAAAGACCAAAATGATGCTGTCAATTTAGTCCATTTATAGAATTCTATAGATTAGAGCATAATAGTACATAATAGTAAGACTCTACTATTATGAAACCTATATATACCAATACTTATATAAGCATAATAGCATAATAGCATAGTAGTCTATATAGTATATAAAAGTGTATATATAAATACAGATGTATATACAGTTGTATTTTATTGTATTTGTACGTTTTTTAATCATATAAAGCTGGTGTGTTTTTATGTATGTATATATATCTATATATATACTATCTTGCTATTATGCTATTTTGCTTTGTAAGTTATTGTTTTTAATATGTATTTTAACAAAAATACGCTACTATCTTGCTACTATCTTGCACTATCATGCGCCTAAACAACGCAAAAATAGCTCAAAAAATAAACAGCAAAAACAAAAAAAGGCCATTACTGGCCTTTAGTCTAAAAAGTTATCCACAGGTCACATGGCAAAATACCGCAAGTATTTTTGCTTGGTGCTAGGCTTAATTTGCTCCTCCGCTCTAATCATTTGTTTGTCAATCATCTGCACCAGTAACGCCTCAACTTGAGTTTTTGGCGTACTTCTCAAACGATTGCAGATAACACCAAGCGTCTCGCCATGCTCTTTGTCAACAATGGACAACACCTTAGCCGCTAAACCATCGCTAGACTCTTTATTCTCGGTGCTGTACGCAAGTTTGATTTTTTGCTCAATATCGCGCATGGCCAATGCATAGCCGAATCGGACGTGTTCAACATTACGCAAGCCGCTCGGCAATGCACAAATCAAACTAACCTTGCTCGCAAGCTCATAACCGCGTCTAGCAATGGCCTCAAGCCCTGTTGTTGCCTTGTGTCGCTCTGCTAACGCATAAAAACGCTCGTAAACCTCGTTTAAAAGCTCCATAGCCGCGTTATCCGTTGGAATGGTGGACTTATCCCCGATGTGTTGAATACGCGCTCCTGCACTCTCTAAAGCGTCATAGTGACCATGGGCATATAAATTACGCAAAGTATTGGCCATGCCATCGGTCATAGGCTTTTTAATAAAGCGAGTTTTGCGTTTTGGGTTAGTCTCTAAGTCACTAAAAATCATGGCCCGCGCCATAAATCCGTTTGTAGCCTGCTCGAATGTCATCAAGTCGTTAAATGTGACAGGCGTAGTAAAACCCAATACCGTTAAATATGGATTTTCTAGGCCATCATCAACGCTTTTAATCGCTTGGATTATCTGTTCTTTTGCAATCTCTAAACGCTCGCGCATGGTATCTGTGCTGCTGTCCTGTGCAAGTTTCTCTAGTTTTTTGTCAATCTGTGCATACTCAAGCGTCAATTTTTGCTTAATGTCGTCCTTTAGGTCACCCGTGATGGGCAAATATCCATTGGCTTTTGAGTAAACACTCATCACTAATCCGACAATACCCTCAAGATAAGACGCACCGCCTTTTTTGCTTGCGTTTTGCAGCTTATTTAACGTGATACCAAGCTCATCAACGCAATAAAACGCGGCTTGATGCCGTATCAGATTACGCATGACCTCTTGTTCTGACTTAAAGCCACCGTGTAACGCGCTTTGAACGCCTGCCGCTTTGATGATTGATAAATAAGACTGGAGTATTTGCTCTTTACCAGTGCCGCTACCTGCCACACCGAACGCGATAATATTCGCGCTCATATTGTCTAAGCCATCGGTATAACGCATACCTGCCAAGCTGCTAACCGCTGTTAATGCCGCTGCTACGGCCAAATTCTCACGCGGATATAAACATTGGTCATTTATCCACTGAGTTAATGTACCAACAAAATCGGGCGGACGCTTAACATCGACTGGCTCATCTAGCAAATGCACAGTACCAGAACCAAAAACCGAACCCGTCTTTACACTGTCAAAATTAGCATCTTCAACACTGCCAAGACTCTCATCATAAACAAACGTCACAGGCTCACAATAACCGCCTTCGTGCGCGTAGTGTAATAACGTGCCATAACCCACTGGATTGGTGGTTTTACCGAAGCTGTGCCAGTGCTTACGCAATGAATCGACACTGCTATATTTTGCGCTATCCTTGCTCCATGCGTCCCAAATCTCAAAGCCGCCACCGTTTAGGCAATGGTGAATAGCCATACCAATACTTACCCACTGGCTATAATCACAATCAGGATTGCAATGTTCTAACAAGCTAACAATGTGTAATTCGTCAATGTCTAAATCCTTACCGTTGTTTTGAACGCGAAAAAAGGCAGGACGCTCTAACAATGCCAACAACTCACCAGGCGCAAAATCAATGTCTTGTGGATAACCCTTGAGAGTTTCATAATTTGAGCCGCTTTGATGTAACGACCCTGCACCTACGACAAATCCGCTAGTCTTAAAATCAATACCCTTGTATTTGTCATTGTTTTGCATAAGTGACTTTGTTTTGTCATCATCACTCAGTTTAAAATAATGGTGCTGGCTACCGCCACCGCTGCCCGTATTAACAATAAACTTGCAATCTAAAATGGCAGGCACATCTTTACATAACTGCTTAAAAGACTTAACGCCACCATTGCGAGCGTCAACATCAATAATAAGATAATCACGCACAATCACGCCAAAACCGCTGTCAAAATGCCCCATCTCACTAAAACATTCTATTTGCTCATCCGACCACACAGGCACGTTTTGCCAGTTGCTCATAATGGGATGCTTTAAAATAGCTTTACACTCAACATCACCACAATTACACAGGCCACCGCTTGAGCCATGTAAGCCAAAGATTTTAAACCCCGACTCTATATAGTCGTAAATGTCATTTATCATTGTTATTGCACTCACAGTCTTTTAATAAATACGCCGATAATTTTTCAACAGTTGACAGGTTCGCGCTTTTTGCATTGCCCGTCTTTATATAGAGTACGGTGTTGTAGTGTAACCCTGTGGCAATTGCTACCAACTCTAAACGTCTATCCTGTAATCGTTCGCGAATCTCTGGAATAGTTAAAAGTCTCATTTTGTGGCCCACCTGTTTTGTTTGTGATGTTTGCATCTTAACAATAAAAATATAGATTATCTATAATTTTTTATAGACAACCCAACAAAATTGTATTAGATTGTGCTTATCAAGTCGGGTCAATGGCCTTGCTGATAAACACACAATCCAACGGAGTTACATAAAATGTCATTTTTAGAACAAGTCAAAAAAGCCACACCGCAAGCACCAGTTGTAACGATTGTCGGCTTTGCAGGTAGCGGTAAAAGCTCACTAGCTGGCCTATTTCCTAACCCCATCTTTATACAAGCCGAGAACGCGACTAGCGTTTTTGAAACAGTATCAGATGATTTACAACCTGCATTTTTCCCACAATTGCCAATCCCAAATGCCAAGCGCAACATCAAAACAAGCGATGTCTTGCTTGAGCAATTACGCGAATTGGTGACTCAAGACCATGAGTTTAAAACAGTGGTTATTGATACAGTTACCGCACTTAACATCTTGTTTGAGCAAGAAGTTATTGATTTTGATGAAAAGGGCGCAAGTAACATTGGCGAAGCGGCAGGCGGATATAACAAAGGTTATTTAGTGGTTGCAGGTATTCACGCAAAACTACGCGC